CCGCCGCCAGCCGCCCCCGCCGCCGCGCCGCCCCGGGGGGGGTCGCCGCGCTGGCCGCTGGCTGCTGGCTCCAGCCCCGCGCTGGCCTGGCCGCTCGAGCGCCGCGCTGTGGATAACTTTCCGCATCTGCGCGTCCTGTGGATTGCGCGTAAGTTGTTGATTTCATTCATTACTTACGCGAGACTTACAGAAATCATTACGCACGATATCCATTATGTTAAGTCGTAACGCGTGCCAGACCCCTATTTTGCTGCTTTCTTGAGCAGCTCAATGCGCGAAACGTCAATTTGTGGATAACTTAGGCGTCACATCTGTGGATAAGTCCTCGACCACCTCGGCGTGCCGCAGCGCGTTCAGGCGCAGGTCTTGGATGTTCAGCGTGATCGACGGGCCGCTCTGGGTGCCGTAGACCTTCCGGTTCCAGCGCTCCGCGACCCACTGGCGAGCCTGGATGCGGACTCGAGCGTGCGCCGCGTGCTCGGGATCGCTGCGATCCGCGATGCCCAGAGTCTCTGTGACCAGTTCATCCGCTGCTCGTGCGCGTGCACGCGCGATTCTATCTCCATCAGGATCTGCCTCGTCAATCCAGCGTTCGAGCGCCTTGCGGCTAATTCCCATCTCCAAGCAGATCTCGGTGTATGTTTTCCCAGCCTCGATCATTGACCAGATCATGTCTTCAGGGATCTTTGAGAGCATCTTCATGTCGGAGTGAAACTTAGGCGTCCCAGCCATCAATCGCCCCTCCTAGCCCTTTTCATCGCCCCGAGCACCCTACCCTTCAGGTCGCTGCAAAATCGCCTCAAACGCTCGATAAAGCCCTTCATGGTCACTTCTCCTTCGCCGACTTCGGCAGTTTGAACATTTTAGGGAACTTAACCGGCTCATCAAGGTCTATGTCATTCTCCAGATCCTCGAACCCTGATGCCCCGAGGCCCACTGCTTCGCCACCGGCCATCTTGCCCTCGCCTGCGCTGTTGCAGAATCCTTTTGCCGAATCTGCCGAATGCGCTGCCGAATCCTGCTGCACCGCAGCAACGAATCCGCGAACTGGCAGTTGCGCCTTCAGGTCTGCCATTGCCTGACCGATCCCTGCCTTGAGCAGTTCCGCGACCTCGCTGACCGTCCAGACCTGCACCACATCCTTTCGGATCGCCAGGTACTGATTCGCGTCCCGCTCATCTTTGACGATGACCATGATCCCCAGATCGGTATCGGCTTCGATTGCCCTGACCTGACCGGCCTGGTTGATCGGCTCGATGCCTTCGGCCTGCGCCCAGTTGCTCATCGCCTTGAAGGCTCGGATCATCCCATCGCAGGCCGCGATGAACTTGACCGCATCCTGACTGGCTTGCGCCGACCAGATCCTCTCCGACTGCGCGTAAAACTTCACCCGAAATTCAGTAGGAACTAAAGTAATCACCCTCCCGATACCCCAAATCTGCTCATGCTCGACCTGCGCGAGATCAACCTCAACGATCTTCGCACGCTGCAACCGCGAGAACTCTGTCTCTGGATACTGAACCGCCAGCGCAACCGGAATCTGCCCTGACCTCCTGACTGCTCCCCTCTTCTTCACCGACATATTTTAATCCTCTACGTTAGTATCTACTGACTTATCTAGACAGATCGGTTTGGGACAGGACAAATCGTCACAGGTATACCCTTGTGACGATTTGTCCCCTCTTTTTCCGTGGGACAAATCGCGCCCATTTGTCCCCCATTTGTCCCGATTTGTCCCCAACTAGAAATTCTCACTTCTATCACGGCTTTGATCCTCAATCCAGACATTTTCACCCTCTATGCAGACCCATGACGGCAGCTTCTCGGCGTCCCTGACCCTGCTCCAAGCCTTCTTAAAGGATGACTCTCCCACATCGTCACTGCCTAATTTTTGAGCAAAAGCGGCCCTCCAATCCTCCAACCTGACCACCTTCCTGACCCCAACAGACACCTTCCAATGCAATCCTTTAGCATTAACGGCATCCTTCAAGGCGTCAATCGCCAGCCTCTGGTTATGCCCCTTTCCAGACCTATTTAGGTTCGATTTCCTCGCCTCATCTGCCTTATTTTTTAGCACCTCATCGCTCGGACTGACGGCCAATGACTTGCGCGGTTCATCAAGACTGAGGCTTCCCTCGCGGCTCTGATCGATCTCGACCTCGACCATTTCAAAGCCAAACCGCAGCCCGTCCTCGCCATCCTTTTGCTTGCTGACCGTCAAAACGCCTCGCGGTTGATCCTCAAAGCGCAGCAGTTCAAGCTCTGTATCGACTGCGCCGAGCAGGGAAGAGTGACCCCGCAGACCCTTCGCGGCGTCCTTTCCGCTGTGATGGATGACCATCAGAGCAGCCTTAAACTCGTCTTGGAGGTGTCCGCAGGAGGTGATAAATGCACCCATATCCTCGCTCGAGTTCTCGTTTCCACCGCCGAATGCGCGCGCTAAGGTGTCGATGACTATCAATTCCACCTTGACGCCAACCGCAAGGATCAACTCCCTTACGGCATACACCAGGCGCGAAAAGTCTTCCTCGCTGGATCTGAGATTGATCTGATGACGCAAGAAATAGATCGGCGTTCCTGCCTCGATCTGGTGGTGGATGCGGCAGGCTTTGATCCTTGCCCCTATGCCGCCGTGGCCTTCGCCGGCGATGTAGATGACGGAACCCTTGTCGGTTGTCTTTGCCTCGAGGCCGAACCACTGGGCAGATCGGGCAATCGCAACCGCGAGATCCAAGGCGATAAAGCTCTTAAATGAACCCGGTGGCCCGTACAGCGCCACGAAACCCTTTCTCGGGATAACCCTGTCGATGAGCCACTCGACCGGCTCATCGGTGATGTCGTCGAATGCTTCGAGGCTGAAGGTGCGCTGCGCTGATTGAGCTTTGCTTTGCGGCGTGACCTCGCTAACTTCACTAATATCGCTAATCTTTGTATAGGTTGCCGCTGCTGACTCAACCGCTGGCGCCACCGCCTCTGCCTGCGGCTTCTCGCGCAGGCGCTCTGGCGTCTGCACCCCTGCCTCGCTCTCTAGCGGTGCCTGTGCCTTGACCAGATCCGCGAGGTCTTGCCTTGTCTTTCCTTGGCTGTAGATCCACTCGTAGGCGTCGTCTCCCAGTTCATCGCCGCCCAGATCGATAACCCGGACTGACTTCGCTAACGGCAGGATCTTGGCTGCTGCCCTCTTGGCGTACTTCCAGCCTGGCGCGTCATTGTCTGGCAGGATCACTACATTTGCGCCTGCGAAGTATTGCGTGATCGCCTCGGGCCAGTGCCCAGATCCAGCGTGCGAAGTGGTGGCGACGCTGCCCAGGCTGATGATCGCGTCTGCGGCCTTCTCGCCTTCCGTGAGATAGACAAACCTTCCCTTTGATACCGCATCGAGAAGCTCAGGCAAGCGATACGGCACGATCCGGGCGTCTCCCATCGTCGCGTGCCTTCTGCCTGCATCGTCCACCTTGATGAGCTTGTAGTCCTTGCCCTTCGAGTCAGTGGTGCGATACCGCTGCTTAATGAACAGGACCACGCCTTCCTCATCGGTGTACGTCCACTCCTGCTCAAGCTGGCGGTTGACTGCTGGCGGCTGGATGCGCGAGAGAGGTTCAGGTCGCTGCTCAAGCTCTGGCAGCAGACCGCGATCACGCATGACGCTGAACACGGTCTGCTGATCGCATCCACCGTGGCAGTGGAAGAGAGGTTTACCGTCAGTGCCATCGCTGATTGACAGTGACGGGTTCTTATCGCCGTTGCCCCTACCGTGGCCGGTAACGGGGCATGAGGCGAGCCACTGACCGTTTACCTTCTTGGCGTTTCCGAGTGTTTTGGCTATTTCTTCAGCTTGCATTCATGGCCTCGAATTCTTGTATGCGTTTGCCGATCCATGCCATCACCGGCACGGCCATGCTGTTTCCGAGCGCCTTGTAGCGCGGCCCGTCTGGTGTGTCGGCTTTACCGCGCCACGGGATTGCTGTGTAGTTTTCGGGGAATCCTTGCAGGCGCTCGCACTCGCGGGGCGTCAGGCGGCGCACTTGCATAGTTGTGGCAATACCTTGCGTTGCGTGTGTATCTACGGTGTATGCAGTCCCATCATCATTCCACCCGCGACCGTTCTGCGCCTTCTCTCGGGGTGTGATGTCTTGCAGAGCAATCGGTTGCACCACCGGCGTCTGCCCCTCATCCACAGTCGAGTTGATCCCCTTATGCATCCTCGCGGTCAGGGTGTTGGCGATGGGGTAAGGCTGCACGATTAAGCTGTCTGCCGTGTCTACATCTGTTCCTGGCGGTCGGTCTCCTCCAGTTCTGTTTCCTCCAGCGCGCAGCGTCGGGCAGACGGTGACTGCTGCTGGCGGTGTTCCTGCTCCGCGACTGCGACCAAGGCTCGCCTCAATTGTTCCGGCAACTGCTTTCCCCGCTTCTCGGCCCGGCGCAGAATCCCGGCGCAGGCTTTCGCGCTCAAAAAGAACCTTTGCGGCAGGGCGCCAGTCTCCAAGGTATCCGACAACGAACACACGGCGGCGTCGCTGGGCCACTCCGAAGAATTGAGCGTCAAGCACTCGGTATGCGAACCCATACCCGAGTTCTGCCACCGCCCCGAGGAAGGAACCAAAGTCCCGTCCACCGCCGCTACTGAGGACACCCGGCACGTTTTCCCAGACAAACCAGCGGGGTTTAAGGTGGTCAAGAATTCCGCAATAGACAAGTGCGAGGTTGCCTCGAGGGTCTGCAAGTCCTTTTCGCAGTCCTGCGACGCTGAAGGACTGACAGGGTGTTCCTCCGACCAGAAGGTCAATTGATCCGGGTTCAATGTTCCACTCCTTGAATTTGGTCATGTCCCCCACGTTAGGGACATCTGGGTAATGGTGCGCCAGCACCGCCGATGGGAAGGGTTCGATCTCCGAATATGTTGCCGCCTTCCATCCAAGGCCATGCCATGCGACTGTGGCGGCTTCTATGCCTGAGCATACGGATAGATATTTCATTTGAGTTTCTCTAGAGTCAAAAAAACCGGGACACGCGGCCCCGGTTCCTTCTGGTGCTTCTAATCAGAACATCTCATCATCATCCACCGCCGCCTGCGCTGGAGTCTTCGCCGCAGGCGCACGGGCGGGTGCAGGTGCTGGTGCAGGTGCTGGAGCCGCTGCAACATACTCATCCTCCACACCGCCATCGGCATCCATCCCTGCTGGCCGTGCGATCCAATCGACCACCTCGAAGGCCGGGATGCGGGTTGTGCCCTTGCCGATCTTCTCCATCTTTGATCCCTTGTACTCGACAACGGGCAGCAGTGACTGATTGAGCGGCAGCGCTTTGCGCTCGTCCATGCACTTGAGGTACAAGGCTTCCAGGCCCATGTTTGGCCCGACACCGTTGCTGCTCCACTCGCAGGTGCCCAGTTGCTTGTTGTAGAACTTCACGGAGAAACCGCGCTTATGGTCTGGTGACGGTTGTGCACCCTTCTTGCCGACGCTTGCATCGGGTTGCCACTCGCGCACACCGACGCCCAGCAGGAGCCACCCGGTTTGCACATTGTCGAGGTCAAAGACGACCTTCTTGAGTTGGATCTCCTCCCCACTTGAGTTTGTCCATGCGTTTGCTGCGGGGCTGAATCGGATGTAGTTTCCGCTGCCACCGCCTGAAGATAGATTTAGCATTTTGCGTTTCGCTTTCTTGAGGTTAAGGTTCGCCCAGGACGGGCATTATTGACGCAGGCTTGCGTCCCTTGCAATGGTGGTCCCCGAGCTTTCCTTCTTGGTCAGCCCTTCAAGGATCTCCCTCTGCTCTTTATCCAGCAGCTTTTCCGCATCTGCTGGCGAAATGAAATCAGTTGTGTACAGCTTATCCACAGGCACACCTGCCTCAGTAAGTGCTTGCTTTGCCGACTCCTCGCTGACCCACTTGCGCGTAGCGCGCTTGGGTGCGAGTTGCCAGCCTGGCAGGATGCCGCCTTGCTCCATGCGCTCCTTTGCGTGCTTGCGAAGTGCGTCCACGAATGCCTCGACGATGGGTGCGCGATCTAGGAGATCGCTCACCTGCTGATCTGACAGGCGCACCATGACCTGCTTGATCTCGTCGTTGCTCATGGTGGTGATGGCCGGCTCTTGCTGCGCCACAAGCTCAAAAGCAGCGGCCTGCGCTGGGCAGGTCAGCTTCGCGGGGCAGTACTGGCACGCCTTCTCTGATGGCTTAGGCTGCGTGGCTGGGTCTGTTGCGGCGATGATGGCCGGGATCAGCGTAGACTGCTCCCACTGCCTGAGTTCCTGCACCGTCATGGAGTGGATGCGAAGACCACCAGTGCGCGGTTGGTTGATCTGTAGCTCGACCTCGTTGATGTTGAGGTTAAACTTCTTGATGGCTCCCAGCGCGTAGATCTTTAGCTGATCCGAGTCCTCATCAACGTATTGTGCGCCTGTCTTGAGGTCAAGGACAACGATGGTGCCTCTGTGCTTGGCGATGCCGATGGCGTCTGCGGTGCCCCTAAGCCTGACGGCCTCGCTCTCGCAATAGCTGACCTGCTCCTCGACCCTGACGTTTCCCCGGCCAGCAAAGCGCTCCAGATCCTTGATCGCCTCGACATGGCTCGCGGCCATCTCGCAGTGCCACTTGGCGAGCTTGACTCCTTCCACCGTGTCGCCTTCAGATTCAAATGGGTCAAGATCAAACTGATAGCATTCTTCAGCGAGCGCATGAATGGCTGTGCCAGCTTGCGCGGCGTCTCCTGATGGAGTTGGTGATATGTCCTTGGACAGGAGTGCGCTGGCAGGGCACGCGATCCAGCGTGATGCTGCGGAGGGGCGCAGTTCAAGCATTGCTGATCTCCCGGCTCCTGAATGCATCATCAATGAGTAGCTGATACGCGAGTGACCGCACCTCATCGCTCACGGCCCAGCCGAGGTCTTCGCGATCTTGAAGGCGTTTTAGGAGTTCAGCCTTTTGCTGGTTGCTTTTTCTCTCGGCCTCAAGTTGCGTGCCGAGGAAGATGATGTGTTCGCGCAGGATGCTGCGCTCGGTTTCTTGCAGTGGTATATCCATTTTTAGTCTCCGCAGAAGCAGGCGATGCCTTCTTCGTTTTTATCGAACATATCGCGCTGATCTTGCGCGAACCTTGCCATCTGTGCGTAATTTGGTCTGTCCTTACGAAACAATGCGCCATCAGGCTTTGACGCCAACGCCAACGCCAACGCCTCCATCCGCGCCCACCAGATTGCTCTCTCTGGTTTTTCTTTTATCAAAGTGAAAACCTGGTTTGCTGGCTTTAAGAAGCAAAGGTCACAATTACCGGCAAGTGTCCTGCCGTTGTGTGTTGGAAGCTCAAGCCTAAATGGTTGCTGTGCCCAAAATAAATCAATCTCACTAAGAGAAACATTTGCATCGGCCAGCGGCATCAGCATGGTTTCCTTCGTGGTTTCTGTGCTGTGTCCTCTCGCTCGAATCTTTGCCACTCTGCGCTGCTCATCGGCCCTAATGCCAATCATCTGATTCCATTCAAGGTCATGAGCATCCCAGCCGAGCGTTTGCCAGTTGGCCCTAAGCCACTTGTGCATGGTCCTAATCTTTAATTCACTGGTGCAGAACCTCGTGACCGGGTTTGGCAGGTAGTTACGCTTACGGATCACGGCTTCAAATGGCTCGCCATCGCGGCTCGCGGTGTTGAAATCGACCACCTTAAACTGTGGTTCATCTTGCTGAAACTCCACCCAAGTGATCGGCACACCCCAATGCTCGCCACAGTCACGGACAAACCGCAGCGTCGCCTCATCCTCCCGGCCTGTGTTTGCAAAGCAAACCACTGCATCAGCAGGAAGCCCACCGTTTGACTGAAGTACGCGCCACAGCATGTAAGCGCTGGTTCTGCCACCGCTAAAGCTGATGCAGGTCGGGCTATCGATCTTGAATGGGTCACTCATACTCATTCTTCCTGTGTGGCCTCGGGCAATCTTCTGGAGGTATCACCACCGCCCAGACTGCTCGATGCCATCTGGCGCCTGTGATGCTGACCCAGCGGTCGATGTATGAGTCTGGCATTGAGCGCAGGATGCGCGAGAGGTGCGTCTCATCGACTCGCGGCAGCATCGCCATGATCTCCTGCACAGTCAACCCGTCGGGTGCTGCGCGTAGCAGGGTCCGCACATCCTTAATGCGGTTGGCGTTCACTTTGCCCTTAGCTGCCGGCATCTTTCGCGCTCCTTTATGGTGATGTCTGGGCTGATCTCAGCCACCGGGCACAGGTGATCTCTGGGTTCTCGCGGCATCTGAGCCGATAGCCACATTGCTGCGATCATGACTGATGCGCTGATGATGACCATCACCACCAGGCTGGCGTAGTCTATGAGCTTCACGGCTGGCCCATCTCGCGTATGGCCTGCGCATTTGCTTGCAGCAGGCTGCGGTAAATGGGGTTCTCGCAGGCCATTGCGTTTGCGTCAACAAGCGCGGCGCAGGCTTCGCGCTGGGCAGCGGCGACAAGGGCGGCGAAGCGCTCAAAGTTTTCAAGCAAACCACCAGAGTCCAGCCCTGTCATCCCAGCCTCCCGCGCCATGCGGGTGATGTCATCTCTAGTCATGCTTACTCCTTGCGCTATGGGCAGCAATGGCCGCATCGAGGGCAGTCGATGACAAGCTCCTGTTCTGGCTTGCGCTGTGGTGGGGTTCCAATACCAATGCTTCCATCGGGGTAGCGAGTAAGCCGACCATTGTTGAGCAATACCGGCTCCTGCTCTGGCTGCGCCAGCCTCTCGCGCAATGGTGCTGCTGCTTCTGTTGCCACTTTGTGAGGATATATAGTCACTATCGGGCCACCATTACGGGGCTTGCGAACTTGCACCTTAGTTGCCGGGTTCTCGTACCTAGCCAACAACTCCAGCGCCTCCAGCGCCTGCTCCATAATCTCTCGGTCAGTCACGGCTCACCCCTCAAGTCATACAGAGGCACAGGGTTGTAGACATCATCAGGCCTTCGCGATCGATAGAACTTCAGCCCCAGCGCGTTCGTGGCGATGTACGCCACAGGCTCGCGCTTAGGCTTTATCTTGTCCATCAGCGCGTGCGCAAATCCCAGCACCTCATAGTGCTTGCGCCAGAGTTTCATAATCTCGTCGTCAGTCATGGGATAGCGCCTCCTTCTGCTGCTTGACGATGTTAGACGCGGTGCGCATACCACAGAGCCAGCCAGCAATGGCCCCCTGCTCTGCCGCACGCTCAATGATGGAGCGCAGGTCTGCCGAGTTCAGGACACCGAGCGCGCTGGAGCGCGGGGCCATCTCGGTGGCGATCTGCTCGACGATATCCTTGAGTTGCTGCTGCATCATCAGATCACCCCAAAGAGCATACAGGTCAGCAGACCAACGGCGATGCTGCCGCTGATTGCGAGGATTACCTTGTCGCACAGCGGCAGAGGCTCAACCTCCTCGTAGATGTGGCCTCGTTCGTATGGTCCGAAAGCCTGTTCAAGTGTGCGCGGGTGGCGGCGGGTGGTGTTCATGGTGGGTCTCCTGATTACTGCTGGCGAAGGAATTCAACAACTTGTTTCATGCCATCGGCACTGACTGACCATGCGGGGATGCCGCCATCAAGACTCAGGCCATTCGCATATTCACCGCCAAGGATCGTGCTGGTGTAGTAGCGGCTAACAAACTGCCCACGGCCCATGCAATCGCTGTGGTCGTAGCGTGAGTCGTAGAACTCAACCATTTGCTGCTTGTCATTTGTGAGGCAGTCATTGCGGCCATACTTGTCGCCGGTGTTGACAATACGAACATTGAATTTCTCTACTTGGATCATGGTTCTTACTCCCGGTTGGTTGCTGATGACTGCATCATACATGATTTGCTAATCTCGTCAACTCCCCTACACTTTACTCAACTATTCCGAGCAGGATAATCAACCGTGAGGCGCGGGTTTTTGAGTTTCTCACGCCTCGCGCTGCGGCGTCTCCCCGCAGTTGCCATGCTTCGGGGCGGGGTTGTACCTCGCCCCCTTTTTGCCCTGCCATTTGACTGATAAGTCATGCTGGCCTTACAATTCTAGGCATGAATACCCTCGCCCAGCAAGCACTTTCTGACATCAAGGCCAAAGCTGCCGCTGCCGGCTTCAAGATGAGCGACGTCTGCCGCGTCGCGGAAATCGATCAGTCGCAGGTCAGCCGCTGGGCCAATGGCGTCACGGAGCCGCTTTACAGCGCCGTCAGGCGTCTGGAGCAGGCAACCGAGGCACTGGTAGCTGCTCGCATCAAAGCGCTCTCACAGACGCTGGAAAAGGCCGAGCAGGCGTGAGAACCCTGGGCATCGACATCGGCCTCAATGGCGCCATCGCGCTCGTCGAGGACGGGCAGCTCCTCGAAGTCCACGATATGCCAACCTTCACGATGGAGCGTAACGGCAAGAATAAGCGCATGGTCAACGCCGCAGAACTCGCACGCCTTATCAGGCAGGCGGCACCCGCGAGCGCGTACCTCGAGCGCCTCAACGCGATGCCAGGCCAAGGCGTAACCTCGATGTTCTCAATGGGGCAGTCGCTGGGTGTGGTGCTGGGCATCCTCGCGGCGCTGGACATCCCAACCACCACGATCCCACCGAGAACCTGGCAGAAGGCGCTCGATGTACCGCAGGGCAAGGATGGATCGCGCTACCGCGCCGCCCAGCTTTTCCCGGCGCACGCTGCCCAGTTCTCTCGGGTTAAGGACGATGGCCGGTCAGATGCCGCGCTGATCGCGGCTTATGGGGCGCGGCAGCGTTAGCGTCCGAGAAGACCGCCGAGCCGCTCTTCAAGCAGAGCGCGGTTCTCTTCATCCAGCAACGCCGTGAAGGGTAGAGCACCAGCGAGCAGATCAGGCTCGTTTCTTCGGGTGGGATCGAAGGCCGCGAAGCGGGAGCGCAACATTGAAGGATCTGGGACAACGTATTGATCGGCACGGAATTCCAACTCTGCCTGCGGGTGCCCTTTAATTTTTGTCAAAACTGGTTTCTCATTGAAACGCTCGGAGAAATTACTACCCGCGTCCCTCCAATCGCCGCCCTTATCGTTAAAAATAAGTCTTTGCGCCTGCCCAGCGGTTAGCGTTTCCTCTGGCGTACCCCGAAGCATCAGCGGCATCACATTGCCTCCTTCTAGCGTCTTGAGCACCCTGATCGAACGCAGACCACCTCCCGCAGGGCCGTAAATAGAAACGGGATAGGCATCGTGAACATTTTCTGCTGTGAAAATGTTTGCGACTTCTGGCCTTCTCGTTGTCCAAACCGCAGGAATCTTCGCAGACTCATGCCCACTCGAAGATCCGGCCCTGCTTATGTCGAACGCCGGAACGTCCTGCGTAGTGCCGTGGTAGACATCCGTATTAAACCCCATCGCCCGCGCCCGATCCATCGGCGTATTGTTAGGCGGCAAGCCTAGCCCGCCTTCGCTTACGGGAAGCGCAGCGCGTTGCTGGGCTAGGCGCAGGGCTTCTTCTTGGGGGGCTGGCGTTTTGAGTCCGGGTAGGCCGCGAAGTAATTCTGGGTTTCTGTTTGCTCTCCCAAGAATATCAAGCGTTACAGCTTCGACAAGCATTGCTTCTTGATCTTGATCTGTAGGTTTGTACTTCTTGAATATATCTTCGACCATGCCCTTGAAGTTTTTTTCTCCGACCAAGTCCATTGATTTTTGCATTCTCTGAACAGTAGGAATGTCTTTTACGCGCAGCATTTCCTGCATCGTAAGCTCTGGCTTGAAAATGCCTTCGCTCAAATTCAATGGCTTAATCCCCGCCCCCACCGGCAACCCCTTCGTGGCTCTCACTGCCGCCATAGCCCCCCGGCCAATCGGCACAGCTTCCGGGCCCAGAGTCATCAGAGCCGCCTCTGCCTCCGGGCGCAGGCGGGTCGTCATGCCTTTGCCCTTGGTCAGAGGCTCGCCATAAGACAGGCGCTCCATCGTGGCTGGGATGCCGGTTTCAGCAAGCAGGCCACCGAGTCCTTGCATCTGCTGCGTTTGGCGCCGGTCGCGCATCCAATCGACGCCACCCGTTAAGGCGTCGGCCAGCAGACCAAGGATCGGGTTGCGGGGTGTGGGGCGTATGTAGTCGGCCATGATTTATGGTGCAAAGAATCCTGACAACCCGCTGCCGGTTTGACCTGCTACGGCTCCAGCAGCGCCTGCTTGTCTTGCCCTCGCGGCATTGACTCGATTGATGACATCTCGAAGCTGATCCAGTTGCCTTGGGTCACGCGACAAAAGAATGCGCCCGATTTCGTTACGGACAGATTCAGGCGTCTGCGTCTGCCGAGCCAGGTTTGTTGCTGCCGTAAGGATCGCCACAGGGCTTCCAGATGAAACCGCGCTGGCGGTCTGCGCCAATGGCGCCACATCAAGATCAGCAGCACCAGCAAGACGCGCAGCAGTCTGCGATCCGCGTCCTGCGCTTTCCAGTGCCTTCAGACGCGCCTCACGCGCCACAGACGCCGCAAAGGCGCGGTAATCGTTGCCAAAGATTTCCTTCAGGCGCTCCTGCGTAGCAGGTTCCTTCCACATCTTGAGCAAAGATGTCTGTCCAGCCTCGGTGCCTGTCTTCTGGCGAAGCGCTTGCAAAGCGCCGATCCTGAAAGCGTCAACCTCGGAGGGAGTTAGGTTCCTTGTCACGGTGCCCAAGTCAAAGATGTCTTGCGTCATTGCCCTGCGGCCATTTTCTGCCGCCTCAAGCATCTGCGATGGTCCTGCCCAGGTCTTCATCGCCATCGTATAAGCAGACTGCCCTCCGACCTTTGGAGATTGCTTTTCCAGTTCGGCAATCAGTTTGGTGCGAACATCGTCATAAGCATTGGCCTGTGCGCCCATGCCTTCACGGGTGCGTAGGCTTTTCGATGTGTCAAAAAGAGTCTGCTTCAGATCATCAAGCAGATTCATTGGCAACTGATCGCCCTTCTTGAGCTTAGACAGATCAAGCGTCAATCCTGTCCTAGTGCCATAAAGCAACTCAGTCGGACCCTGCACACCCTTGGTCTTATTTAGCACATCAAGCAGTGCATCATTGACCGTTACGGTTGCCCGATCAATCGCTGCGTAGTACGGACGCGACTGCGCGAATCGTTGGGCATTAAACGCCTCAAGAGATTCGCGGTATCCAGCCCCGCCGGTGCCTAGAGTCTCATCTGCCGCAGTCATAAGCCGGCCTGCTCTGCCAGCCTGACGCTCCCTGATCGCACGCTCAGTAGCCTCGGCAGTCGTGCCAGGCAGTGTCGCTTGCACATCAAGTAGGTTGCGCGTTGACTTGCCGCCAACATCTGCAATCCTTGCCTCTGGACCGAGGGTCAGGAGTCTGGCCTGCGCTCTGGTCAATGCGCTTGGAGCGATCGCCTCGGGCACATCGCGGATCAATGCTTCAGCGACTTTTTGCTGTGCATAAGTGTTAGCAGCAGTTGGCGAGACGCGAGCCGCAATCTGGCGGCCACCAGCACCCAGAATGCTCATAGCCGGTTGCGTCGCAGCGCCAAGGGTTGCGCCAAAGCCACCAGTGACTGCGGCCTGTTTCAGAGCCTCCAGCGGATCTTCCTCATAAGCACCGCCAAGACCACTGATGAACCCGTAACCGGCACCAGAGCCACCGGCCTGCGCCATGCGCTGACCCATCCCCATGACCTGGCCCGTCGTAGGTGCTGCCGTCATGTATGTGCCGGCTCGGCTCAATGTCGGTGCCACTGAAGGCGCAACCTGCCTAATGGCTGGCATAACTGCGGCGCCAACTCTAGTAGGAATCTGCGCCATAGCCATTGGCAAGCTCGCGCCTGCTTGCATAACGCCAGACGTTATTGGGTACTCCTTCTCAAAGGACTCGGCAGCGCCACGGAACACATCTCGGCCTTGCTCATAGGCTTGACCCAATGGCATACCCATACGCCCACCAGATAAGGCATATTCAGTCGCGGCCATTGGCGCTGTAACAGCACCAGCGATCCTCGGCAAGAAATTCAGGGTTGGGCCTTGCATTGCGCTGACCGTTGCGCGTAATGCCGTTGGCAGTTGTGCGCCGCCTTCATAAGCCTTTGACTTTTGCTCCTTCAGGAACGAAAGGATTTCTTTTGATGAGTACTGCGCTTCGATGGCGCTGTTGATCTGCTCTCCGACATCTGGAGTTGCAGCCAGAAACTCAACGATCTCATCGTCGCTGTATCCAGCCTTTTTGGCTTCAGATATTTTCTGCTTGATGCCTTCCATGATGTGCGCCTTTTTATCGAATCTGTTAGCGATTAAAAATATCACCCAAAGATGGCCTTGCTGCGCCGCCAGGAGCCTGCGAAGCGCCGCGAGCAGGAGTCTCTCGACGCATCACGGATGGCGCCGTGGCTGGGGCGCCAAGTGCTGCATCAAGGTTCTTGAAGTTGTAGGCATTACCAAAGCCTTTATACTCATCGCGCTTGGCGTTGTAGGCTTGCGCCGCAGCAGCATACAACTCATTGGAAAGCACCTTGAAGTCATCGCGCTGTGTCGGGGTCAGCTTTTGACCCGATGACCACATATTGAAATAGTTGCTCAGTCTGTCCATGCGTCCAGACGCCGCCATCGCTATACCGAGTTCAGACTCACGAACCACAGAACCGGGATCAAGCAACTTCATGACTTTGGTGGCGCCAGCCACATCGCCAATAGGCGTATTTTGATTCAAAGATGTAATAACCTGCCCGTAAGCAGATTTCATTTCATTGAAGTCTTTGTAAATCGGCTCGCCCTTAAAGGCTGATGCGAGCTTCATTTCGTTTTCAAAGCCTTTTTGACCCTCTGCAATATTTATAGTTGTTGCACCGGCTCTGCGCAGGTTCATCACATTCTGCAATGTGACGGGCGTATTAGTTGCCTCCAAGATTCTGATCTCTGAAGGAGATGCATCTGGCTTATCAAGTTGACGTAAGTTCGCAATCGACGGTTCTAAGCCCAAAGCCTGTAGCGTCCTGATCTTTTCAGGTGCAGCCTCTGGCCTGTCAAGAAGTCGCAAATTCTCAATCGTTACGGGCATCCCCAATTCGCCAAGCAATTTCGCCTTATCAGATGGCGCGGGTGGCTGCGTCAGTTTAAGCAACTCAGCAGCAGCTTCTTTCCTTGGCAAGTTCTGAAGCAGACTAATCTGAGCATCTGTAAGCACCCGAGCGCCCGGAGCGCCCATACCAGCAGGAGCAGGTTGCCCAACCATTTGAGCGCGTGCGACTGTCGGGCCAGAGGGCAAGCCAGGCGCTGCCAGCGCTTGCTCTGGAGTCATGGCAGGAGCAGCACCGCCACCCCTCATGCCTTCCAGCGCAGATCTAAAGCCTTGAGTTGCCAAAGCCTCCTGCCTAGCCTCCTCGAGCTTCTGCCGCGTCAGCATCTGCGTCAAGGCAGACTGCTGCGCCCTTTCTGCGCCCGTTTGCCCTGCCTCGAGCGCAGACCCAAGCGCTTGGCCCAGGCTGACTCTGCGAGTTGATGGGCCACCTGCTTGCAGCAACGCCGCTGCGGCAGCGAGCAACCCGCGCTGATTGATTGCAGCGCGTTGCTGCGGTGTCATCAGGTCTTCAAGCTCATTGCCGCCGAATAGCGACCCAAGCAATCCTTCAACAGATTGACTTCTCCTGGCGGCAGATGCAGCAGATGCAGCAGGTGCAGCAGGTGCAGCATCTGGAACGAGCAGACCTGCAATAGATGTAGGCGCTTGTGCTGGAGCTTGTGCGACGACAGGTGCGATTACCGCTTCAGCAACAGGAGCAGCAACAGGCATGGCGGCAACAGGCGCGGCCTCAGGAGCCGCCTCTTCAGAACTAAAGACGCGAGGTGCAGCGGCAGGGTACCTGATCCCAAGATTTTCCAATGCTCGCGGAAGCCTCACTTTATCACTTGCAGCTTCAAATTCTCTATCAACTGCCGCCTTTTGATTTTCTGGAAGAGCGAGGTAAAACGGGTTGTTGAATCTTCGTTGTGCAATAGCATCTCTGGTTTCTTCTCCGGTGATGTTTTTTAGATCTGGCCTGTTCGCCATCAAAATCCTAGCGGCCTGATTTTCAAGCAGTTCAGCTTGGCTGCGCTGGCTGGCTGCTCTTGAGCTTAGTGGGTCAATCGTGTCAGCGCGTACCTGCGCGGCTTCTTGAAGTATTCTGCGGATTGAGTTCTGAACATCATCTGGCAAACCTTCCAGAATTGGTTCATTGAACGAATAATCAAATGCCGTTGCCATATCAACTCCTTAGCCAAGCAGGCCCAGCAAACCGCCAATGCCTGCGCCCCATCCAGCACCCAAACCCGTAATGCCAGCACCGATCTGCGATCCAGCCAATGCACCGCCAAGGATGCTAGACCCGGTGTTGCGGTACAGAGGAGATGTTTGCGTCATCCCGAGGTTTGGAAGCTGGCCGCTCAATGCACCCTGCGAGATGCCTAGGCGCTCGAGGCCAATGTTGCGCAGAGCATCCATCTGCTGCTGCTGCAACTGCTGACGGGCACCGCCCAACCCGATCACATCCATCGCACCCTGGCGGCCAATCTGCCGAGCCTGCTGCGCCAATTGCGCCGCCTGCCCAAAGCCTTGCTGGCGCAGCGCCGCGCTAGTGCGAGCGGCTTGCTGCAACGCGGCCTCGTTGGTGAGCGACTGCGCCACGCCCTGCCGGCTTCCGCCAAAGGCCCGTGCCGCCGTGGCGCGTTGCGCCTCTTGCGCTTGGGCCATCTGGCGCTGCTCCTCAATGTCGCGCAGGCTTTGCTGCACCACCTGCTGCTCATAAGGATTTTGGAAGGCGGCAATCTCCTCTGGCATGAACGGAGTCAATCCGAGGTTTGTAAGTTGCCTCTCGCCAGCCTCGTACAGTGGAGTAAAGCCAGCGAATTGCCGAGTCGGCAGCGCTGCCGCGACGCCTCGAGCCTGTTCAATGTTCGCCAGATAGGCTTCGCGGATCGCGGGGTCTATTTCTTGTCGAACTGTTTGCGTGTCATTGCCGCCACCAAACAAAAAATCCAATAGTGCCATTTTCTTACTCCTTATTTCCTACGCATTTTGATACTGGCTCGGCCTTCGTTCAAGGCTTGCAGCTTTTTCTGTCCAAGTTTCTTTGTGGTTGATTTCTTGATGACGTACTCGCCAACCTGCAAGGCGCCATATCCTTCATCTGGTCCAGGCAGCGTGTCATCCATAAGCAACCCGCCAGCCGTCACCATGCCGCCATCAGCCCAACCACCACCATCTCCACCGCCTTCTCCACCGCCACCAAAGCCACCGCCAGAATCTCCACCGCCACCAAATCCACCATCGCCGCCATAGCCACCATCGAAACCACCACCTGATTGAGCACCACCTGCATCTGCTTCGCCGCCTGCGCTTACGCCACTTTCTCCACCATTAACGGCACCACTATCGGCACCCATTCCGACATCACCCATCGCGGCAACATCTGCGGCGGCAGCGGCATCAGCAGCAGCCTGTGCATCAGCGGCGGCTTGCGCATCTGCTGCGGCTTGAGCTTGTGCCATAGCTTGGGCTTGTGCCATAGCCTCTGCTTGGGCTTGAGCTTGTGCCATTGCCTCTGCTTGCGCCATAGCTTGCTCTTGCGCCTGTACATCAGCCATTGCCTGCGCCTGTGCAGCGGCAGCAGCAGCGTCAGCCGCTACGGCAAGACCAGATTCATTTGCTATCGCATCAGCAATGGCCTGCGCCTCTGCCTCTCCAACAGCAGCATTTGACAGTGCTGCCAGAGCATCCATCGCGGCCTGATCGTTTGCCATTTCTGCTGCTTTGGCCTCCAATTCGCCAAGAGCAGTGATGCCAGACGATGTAAGACCTTTGCCCATCAAGCCAGCCAAAAAGCCACCAGGCGCAAACCCACCAAGCAGGCCACCATAAGCAGACAACGCCAGACCTAGTGCAATGGCATCAGCAGGGTTCCCAGATACTCCACCAGAGGCGTCAAGATCACCACCGCCACCGCCAGTATCAAGAAGGCCAGGGACATCTGAACCTGGGCCTGTTACGGCGGTACTCGCTCTGCGACGCTGATACAGGCCAGGGTCATAGCCACCAGTGAACCCTGCGTAGTAATCAGCCATTGCGCTCGGCGCTGCCTGCTGGCCCATGATCCTGCTATAGATGTCGCCTTCGCTAACGTAATAGGGTAGTCTTGTCGCCATCTTCAGCCTTCTTTCGTACTGACAATTTTACGCGCCATCACCGTTTTCCTGCCGCCACAGCTTCCATTCGCGGCACACCTACACGCCAATCTTCAAGCACCGCCCCGGTGTATCGGACCTTGACCTGGCGTCCAGAAAAACGCACATCGGTTGGCTGGCTCGCGGTGTACGGACCGAATGTCGTCTCAGTCGATGTCGGGTAATTCCTGACCTTAAAGGACACCTGCACTTCTCCCAGTGTCTGCTCGTCAGGCACCAATTGCAAGACTGACATCGTCTGATCGCCATTGCCCAACTCAATCGGGCCAGACTCCGCAAAAGGCGTCGCAGAGTCGTAGGCATACCCAACCTCATGCTCGTAGATGTACCCGTCGCTTGATACCATCAGCGGGTTGGTGAAGACTCCTCGATCCGTTCCCGCCGTCCGAGCCAGATCGCCAATGGCCCAATGGCCTTCACGGTAGTTGTAGACCACATAGGAATCGTTCTCAGTAGCCTGGCTTGACGGGTAGAACCACCAGATCTCGCCATACTTGGAGTTATTCACAGCGTAGATCTTGCTCGCCTGCGAGACATTAAGATCTTGGAAGACAAAATCCGAGACATCGCACGGCAAAGGCTTGACATATCCGTCATAAATCCAGAAGCCGGATGTGGACATCCAGATCGCGGCAGTCTCAATGGCCGCGACGGACTGCGAAGAAATTACGCCGCAGGCAGATCCAACCTTCTCAAAGCTGTACACATAGGGCAACCCAATATAGGTCGCTGTATGGACATCGACATCAGTAAAGAGGATGCTGATGCCTTTGACGCGCTTTCCGCACTTGAGGTTTCCAACGGTCGCCAACTCAAAGTCGCCGGCCTGATTTGTCGCGGTAGGCGTCCAGACGGTGTTGTTTTCTTGATCGCACCACTGCACCTTGCGAGGGTTGCCGCCAGCGCCCAGAGCAAACAAAATCCTCTCTGATGTGACAAGCAAAGCCTCGTTGTCTGTTGGCGCATTCGTAATGGCTGCGGCCAGAGTCGGGGTGGAGAAGCCAAGCTGCCACTCGTAGAGCTTGCCGTCAGCATTGGAG